TCAAAGTTGGTGATGTTCTGTCTATGCAGAGACTATCTCCACCTACCTACGTGTACGTTGTTCTTGGGTTATCGGGGCATAATGCTATCATGCTTAGAACAATGATTGTTGATGGTAAGACTACGTCGACTATCGAGACTTTCTCCCATTCACATCTTAGAAGTAGATGGATAGATGTTGGATGGGAAATCCTTTAGTTGTTAAACATTCTCTGGGTTGCGATGTATTTTACTCCCATGGAAGAGAACGTTGTTTATCTCGCGAAGGCGCTCGAACTCTTGAAGAGCTTGCCCGACGAGAGCGTCGATATGATCTTCACGGATCCTCCCTTCAATACACGTCGTGTTCGTAAGAGTTCGAAGGGTCTATCGTACATCGACAACAGAGAAGACTACTACGAGTGGCTCAAGGAACACATGCAAGAGTGCCATCGAGTTCTGAAAAAGACCGGCACGATCTACTTGCATCTCAACGAGAAAGCTGCAGCCTACGCGCGCGTCCTCGTGATGGATCCTATCTTCGGAGAGAAGAACCACCTCAACACGATCATCTGGAGTTTCGACTACGGAGGGCGGGGGAAAAAAATATTCCCCAAAAAACATGAGGTCGTACTTTCATACGCTAAACAGATGAAATCACACGTCTTCAATTGGGATGATATCGACAGAATTCCTTACATGGCTCCCGGTCTTCAGAAGGACAAGGTCAAAGCAGCTAGGGGTAAAGTTCCTACAGATGTCTGGTGGATGTCCATCGTAGGCACTCAGTCACGCGAGAGAACTGCGTATCCAACGCAAAAACCTGTCAAACTCGTGCAGAGGACCATCGTCGCTTCTTCTCCAGTCGGGGGCATCATCTTAGATCCATTCGTTGGATCTGGCACGACTGCTGTCGCCGCCACTCTCGCGGGTAGAAAGTTCATCGTCGGCGACGAAAATCCTGATGCGATTCGCGTGACAACGGAACGTCTCCTCGCGCTTGCAATTCCTCACACTGTGAGAGAGTCGATCAACGAGATTGGTTCAGCAGCTTGATTGAAGAGATAGATTTTCATCGATGTATAAACGTACGATATCATTATGATGTTTGCTAAGATCGATTTTCACCAACATTAACATCTTATTGATTTCAAAAATTTGCAATAGTACGCAAAAAAATGTACATTCTAACTTAGAAGGTTGGGGATTTCCCCTGACCACTTAGCGCAACGGTTCTTAGTCCATGGACAAGAAGAAGCTTCGCAGACCGATCACGAAGACGGACTGCATCACTGTCGACGAAATCATCATGATGTCGGACGATGACCTTCGCATGAGGTTAGATCGTCTTCATTCAGAAATCGAACGGATTAGGTCTCGAGGAGACTATGCCCTCCATCTTGAGATGGATTTCTGCTACTTGCAGCGCGAGTACCAGGTGAGAGATGCGAGAGGGTACGCCCATTACGCGTATCAACAGCGTTGCACCGAAGAGGATCGGCAAGAGTACTTGAGAGAACACCATCTTCCAGAGTACAAACCCGAACCTCCGCCTAAGCGCTGGTGGAACTAAATGTGTGAAACTGCTATCGTGAGAGAGTGGTTTTTTGCAGGCTTGACAATCGGAGCACTTCTCATGTTTGTGGTCGTCATCAGTGCACGTGTTCTAAAAGGTTCTTAATCATGCCCAATCCCAGGTGGATGAACGCGTTAGCTGTACTCGTTGTTCTATCTGGGATTGTTGCGCTTACGACTTCGAATGTAGTTTCATGGATCGTGTTCTCGACTCTTGCCTTCGTTGCAGGAATATTGCTAATCATTGTAGATCGTAAACAACGATCACAGTAGTGTACTTCACTCGCAAGAGTGATTATCTGTTTCTAACCTTAACTTAGATCGGTAACTTATGGGTTTCTTAGACGCTGAAAGCGAGAGCCTTCTCTCGAAGTATATGCGTGAGCTCAAGAAATGGCCTGTTCTCGCTCATGCGGACAGCACAAAGCTATTTCAAGAGATGGAAGAAGGTTCTTCCACCGCACGCAAGAAGATTATCAACTCTAACCTTCGATTGGTCATTTCGGTCGCCAAGGGGTACGCAACACGCGGAATCCCCATGGACGACATCATCCAAGAAGGTAACATCGGCCTCATGAGAGCCGTGGAACGCTTCGACTGGAAGAAAGGATTCCGGTTCAGCACCTACGCTATCTGGTGGATCAGGCAGGCCATCGGACAGCATCTTACGAAGAACAAGAGAATCGTCAGAATGCCCGCTCACATCGTCGGTCTTTGCAAGAAGATGAAGAATGCGATGGATAAGGACGATAGCATGACCCTGGATGAACTGTCCAGCGCCACCGGTGCTTCTACCCGCCTTGTCAAGGCGGCAAACGACGCCAGTGGAACCATCGTTTCTCTCGATGCTCCCAGAAAGTCAGGTTCTTCATCGGGAGGAGAGTACGAGCAACGATGGATGGATGTGCTTGCGGACATGTCACTCGGATCGAACCCCATCGATTGCATCTCTGAGAAACAGCTGGTGGGTATCGTTCGGAAGGTCATGGAAGAAGAGCTTTCTCCGAAGGAGAGCGTCGTTCTGAGGTTGCGATATGGTCTTTCCGATGACCCCAGCGATTCAGCATCTTATCCAATGACAGATGATAACTTACTTGGAGACGTGGATGAAAGTGAAGAAGAGACAGACTTATTCGACTGTGACGGACCGAGATGGGATGGAGTTCAAGAGGATTACGGAGACAGTAGCTCTCCGGGGTTGGAAAATGAACTATTCCTCAGCGAGGAACTGGCTCTTGCGGGGCATGAGAAAGATGGCCCGAGAGCTCTCTCAGGCGACAGGGGCAAATCTGACAGAGTCCCAGATCGAAGAGATGGCTCGGAGTTCGCTGTTCCAGTCGGCGGTGGGTGATCTCTTAGAAAAGGCGCATAGGTATAAAGATGGTTTGGAAAGCAAAAACATCACTGGCAGAGCTCCTGAGAAGGAGAAAGCAAACGCTGCAGGAGTGGATGTCCCAGATGGGAATGACATCTCTGAATGAAATTCACGCGTGGTGTGAGAAGAACGATGGAGTGGTTGATATCCCTCTACCGAAAGCTCATACACGGGCCGATGCTCCCACCCAAGTTCGCATCGATCCAGCGACGGTAGTACCAAACGTGCCTGACAATACGATGGGCACGGCAGCAGTAGAAGAAAAACCCGTGGAGAAAAAGACCAAGCAGTACTCGAAGAAAGAGGAAAGTGATCCTTCTTCGGGAATCCACTGACTGGTTCGTCCAGATAGTAAATCCACTTTCGATTCGAGAAACGACAAAGGCCTACGTTGTGGGCGTGTTCGTTTCTTTATTGCGTTCGCAAGAATTTCAGATTAATTCGACTGTTCTCGCATACGCGTGCTCGTGCGCAAGCAGACCTACCCCATGACGGTTTTTTGTCCTTCGAAAGATTGGGTTTACCACGTACTGAGAACGACACCGTTCGACGAGACGCTGCGTGCGTACGTGGCGAATGTGCTTTACGAAATGCACAAGCCCTCTGCAAAAGATCTTTCGAAAGACTCTATTGTGCTAACTTACGCGAACGCAATCCAGTCTGGAGATTTTTTTGAGTTCCTCAAAATCGGTGATTGGTCTCTTTTTTACTGTTCGATTTTTTATTCTTCTATGAACTATTCTGTTGTCGAAGAACTAGGACGTCTTTCGTACGGGACATGTTTTCGATTGATTGGAAAATCATGGCCAGTATATAAAACGTTAGCTGATAGTTTACCGGAGGTCATTTTTGAAGTTATAAAGGCTGTCAAGAATGATCTATTCGATTTACCTGATCACGAACGTCGCTAATGGAAAAATATACGTTGGCGCAACAAAGAAAACAATTCGCAAGCGTCTACAGGAACATTTCTATTCTGCTCGTAGAGATCTTAAGCGACGATTTTACTGCGCAATTCGAAAATACAAAAATTTCAACTTCGAATAGAATTACTTGCTGTTTGTGATAATGTACAAACAGCTAACGATACAGAAACTGTATTGATCAAACTGTTGAACAGTCAAAATTATTCTGTAGGATACAACCAAGAACCCGGCGGTCGGATTTCTTTAGGATTTAAAGGGCACTACCACACAGAAGAATCAAAAAATAAATTGAGATGCGTTCGCGGGGCACTAAGTGTTGAACATAAAATGCTATTGTCTAAATTGCTTAGTGGAGAAAACAATCCTCGGTTTGGTAAAGAACAAAGTCCAGAAGGTAAAGAAAAAATCCGCGCGGCAAATAGAGCCCGAAAGGGCTGGAAACATTCAGAAAAATCTAAAGAAGCTATTAGAACAACACATCTTGCGAGAGGCATGTCTCCAGAACATAGAAAAACTCTTAGTGAACGTATGACTACGATGAACAAACAAAGAAGAAACAGAGTCATCATCAAGTAGCTGCACCAAGAAAAACGAAACGTCCGAGCAGGGTTCTCCTGCTCGGACGTTTGTACTTTAACCTACCAAACCTTCTGTATCTACGGAAATATTTTTGGGTTATCTGAGTATACCAGGAATTAGGTTTTGATTGTCAACCATGCCACCCTGAAGGCCTTCCAGGCCCTTCCATACCATGAAACATTGGTTTTTACATGGTATGAATTTGAGGTGATCTGATGTCATTCACCGGGAAACTTTGTACGTGATCTTACTCGCCTCGAGGAACTTCCTGATGGTTTCTGGGTGAATGAAGAATCCTTGGTTCGGCGCCTCGACCATGAACGATGCGATGCCAATCAGATCCCCCGACGTGGTAAATGCTCCACCACCAGAATTGCCGTACCAGATCGGAGCGATGATCTGGACGTACGGTCCCAAAATCTCTTCCTCATCTGACAGAGACTGCCTCACATTGGAGACGGTTCCCTTCATGTACGTGTAGTACAGCCCCCTAGTATGGCCGACGACTACAACATCTGCTCCCGTTTCGGGAACGGATGTCACTATTGCCGCAGAGAGATGGACAGGATGAGGTCCAACCGTCTTGATGATGGCAAGATCTTTTTCTTTGCTGACCGCTATGACCTTCCCAGCATGCGTGGTCTTCGGATTCTCTCCCACGTTGGTAACTTCGCTCTCGACAATGTAGTAAGCGTTTTCTCCAACGAGTTGCTTGTCTTCGAACTCCGGAACTTGATGTGTCAACATCGCGATGAATCGGTCGACAGGGTCTTCAATCTTGAGCAACCAGTGCAATTTGGCTGAACCTTCAATGCAGTGGCGAGCTGTGAGGATCGTATCTTCGTTGACCCACACTCCGGTGCAACCCACCTGAACGTGGCCTTCGATGGTTTCTACCAAGGCCACTGTCTGAGATTTCGTCTGGGTGGGGAGAGGGACCCGGACTTCGGTATGGTGCATGCACCCTCCGACGACAGAAACCCAGGCAAGCAGAAGCAATGTAACGTATCGATTCATTTAGAAGTCCCTCTATTAGATAATAGCTATGGCGCGATATGATGTATCAGACGCCAGAGGGCATTTTTATGGGTTTTTTCAACCCATAATTTCGCCGTACATCCCAAACTGGTATAACGTAGGTTGCCCAACATCTCCATAGAAAGACAGGGTGGCAACACCACCACCACATTCGAGCCATGTAATAGTATGATAGCCGGCAGACAGATATCCTTTATACGTTGAAATTAGTACGAATGCTACGGTCGTTACGTTTGCTCCCCACGTTTGTGCGCTGTTCACTGTGGTAGAATCTATTCCGATGCCAGAAGCTGCGTACGAAAGCCCAGCTGTACATGACGCCAGCGAAAAAGCTTGCGCACGAAGAGCGGTCGCAACATCACCAGCAATGTATTCAAAACAATTATTTGTCGTGCCGCGCGAGGGTCTGAATGCTGCTGTGTTATAAGTCCATGAATCTGTCGATTCAAAAATTTGAAGAATCCTTGGAACTTGATTGTAGGCATTCCAAACAAATCTCTTAGAGATTGAATCTTCAAAAAATCCAGATGCGGTAGTTCTGATAGATCCAATGTATCTACGTGTTGGGTTTGTTGTTTTACACATAACCCCATTGAAAAGACTAATTTCCTCTGATCTTAATGTATTACTAGTCCAAGCACTTCCGTATTCTAAACTAAGTGTAGTGTCGTTGAAGTATCCGAAGATATCGACATTGGTGTTAGCTGCTAACGTGTTGACCGGAAGAGATTTTTCTTCGAAAGAAATCAATCTCCACGCAGAACCATCCCATAATGTGATCTGAGCTCCGGCAGACGGGGTGTAGTACAACGTACTGCCTGAAACAACGTCGGTAGTCGTGATGGGAACAGCAGATGTTAGAGTCAGCCTTCCTGTGGAAACGATGGGAACGAAGTCTAAAGACCCCATGCTCCTACCGGCGACAGATATGTCTCTTGCAACTGTGACATCTCTAGAAGTTAGTTCTCCTGTGACTTCAAAATCCCTAGAACTAGATGTCGTTCCGATTTTTGTATCATTAAGATGTACAACAGTTTGGACTTCGCCGCTACGATTATCTTTGACAATGATCCAGAGATTTTTCTTGATATCTTCAACTCGAAGAACCATCAGATCACCACGATGCTTTGGTTAGCCCTTGCGAATGCAATGGGTTCTTCTCTGTTTCTAACTTCGTCGTCGAAATACGGCAAAGATGAAGTCACTTCCAAACTGAGATTGGAAGAGAATGTTTCTTCTGGACGAACGGAGTCCCCGCTAGAATTTACGAAGCGGACCCTAATGACAGAGTCAGTTGCTCTAATGTTCATTCCTTGAGCTAAGAATTTCGTATCAATTCTTTGTTCAAGCATGTCTCTCATGAATCCGTATCTGTTTCTTGCGAAAACTGCCTTCGTGAATAAGGGTAAACCTGAAGCAAGACCATATTTCCATCCTCTGATCAGGGGTTTGTGGAGATAGTCCCAGTTTTGAGTTTGATCGTGAGCTTTCACTCGATATGACGCGAGTTGAGTAGAGCCGATGTATCCTGCCCCTAGCGATGACGAATACATTGTATTGAGATCACCAATACCAAAGTAGATTTTGAACAGATCTGTTGTCAACAATCCAGTTTGAAGAGTGGAATATCCCGTCGTGTCTTTATGGTCCCTAAAATTCGCCGGTGATGTGTCAGAAAAGTTAGTTCCCGCTGGACTTCCGCCGACCACTCCAGGACGCAAACCAATTGTGAATTGGTTTTCCACACTTCTGAACACTGTATCATTCGAAATTTTGAATCTAAGTTTGTCCTGATTAACTCGGGCAACGGTTGAATACTTCGATTCGAAAGGAAAGGACTTCGTCCAAACTTTGTCGCATGATGCTGATTCTGTGTCTAGGCTGATCTCGTTCGAAACCTGCGTGGAAGCGAAAGAACTGTTCACTTGAATCGTGCCATTGTTGATCCGTGTAATGTCAATGATATTAGGGACCATGGAATCCCAGAATCTTTCTTCGGAAGATGAACACTGGATATTTCTGAAATTTGTGGCAATTTCAGCACGAGGAGTAAGCATCTTGCTTAAAGAAACATCGTCGAATGGAACTCCCTTCTCTCCATTCACCAAGGTCTTTCTGGTATCGTCGATACCAGAAAGACTAAACACCCTTTGTCGGGCGAGGCTAGTTTTAGTTAAAATACTTCCCGTCATGAATCGATCGATTGTCGAACCCGAAAGTTCCGTAGAATAGAATACGTCGAACACGTCTACTATCGGTTCTGATCCAATCATCTCATGGATCTGTTCGGTATCAAGACGAGAATTCAACGTGTCATGGAATTCTGAATTCTCTCGTACAAGGCTGCCGTAAAGCGTAAGCCGAATGGTACCGGTGGGAATTGAGACATCGTGAGATGACGAATGATAGAACCAATACAAAGCGTTTGGTTCATTTGTCGCTTGGGATCTAGATGGAGGATTAGAAAAATTGGATGAGCTGACGAACGCAGATCGATATTTCGACAAGGTCAGAAACAACTTGTCTTGCGGAAATAGCAAGTACGGAGCTTTTGAGTGTTTTTCTGTTGTGTAATAAACGATGTCTTCATTCACTCCAGATGTTCCTGAAGCGACGTGAAGGCTAAGGCTTGGATTTGGAATTTCTACAAAAGAGGGAGTAGAGGTTGTTCTTCCAAAGATTGTTCTTCCAGTGAGGTTTTCTAGTCCACCCACTTTACTTCTTCCACATACTGTTTGGATGAAGATGCTGCTTCTTTCAAACGAAGAATTAAAGTACAGTTGTTCTACGAACCCTGGTGCTAATCGATGGAATAACGTGCTAATTCCCGTAGAAGCGAACGGTTCAATTTCTATTTTGACTGATCCGCTGAATTGCTGGGTGGTTGTATTTGGACGATTAACAACAACACCAGGCGTCGAAAAGGTAGCAAATCCGCTTGGAGTTCTAATGACTCTACTGATAGAAGACGAAAAAGGAGGATTGTGGACGTTGTTTAGAGTTAGACTTTTTACGTTGTCCGGAGACGGTACGATAGTCGCTGACAAGATTAGATCTTTTGTCGTACCGAAAGAATTGAATAATCCGACAGTGATCGCAGGACCTCCGATATCTGTATAGTAGTCTGGATCAATGACATTTTCGTCGATACAAGAAACCATCGTCCTGTCGTTGAACCATCCAGGTCCCGCTTCAAAAGGAAGTTCAATAACACATTTCTCAAGAAGAAATGGTTGGTTAATCATCGTATTGAGAGAAATTTGGTGACTTGCGCTAGGTGTTGTAGTGCTTAGATTCAGATTTGTTGTAGCAAGATTGTTGAAGAATACTTCTGTAACTCGCAGGGGTGGAGGCGCTTGCGACAACACCGTTCCTATGTTCAATACATTCGAACTATATTTCCCCAAAGGTCCAAAAAGAAGTTCTTCTCTAGGTTGCGGAATATTTCGTGGGTGGTTCACAGTGTCGCCATTAAATCCGAGTCCCCCACCCGGTGAATATTGGTTCGTATTGGGAATCCTGACAAACGTTCGGCTAGAGACGTCGTAGTAGTACGCACTAGCCGTTGTGTCTAGCAATGTATATCTCGATGCCATGGGTAGATCAAAACGAATTATAGTTTTGCTAGAAAGATTTGATGTAAATCCCATCCCCACATCTTCATTCTTAGATCCCGTAAGAAAGAACTTAGAATTTTGCATATCATATTCGAAAATCTTGTTTTCGTTGAATGCGGCATGCGGTTCTGACGTGTACGATCTTACCAACCACGGATCGACCGCAGATGGATTGACAGTTCCTGTTCGTAAAATTGTGATATCGCTTCGTAGGTCGCTTGTAAGGTATTTGCTTCCTGTTTCGAATGTGGTGGGATAGCTGATCGAAGCATTTGATTTGAAAATGACCGTGTTGGTATCGTCGAAGACGAGAGGAAATTTCCCATTTCTGTTCTTGTCTCCTGTACGTGCTACTGTGGGATAGCTCGCTTTCGTGCGATCGAGTTCATGTAATCTCTTTCTAGTACGAATGTCCCTAAGCGTCATTTAGTCTCACGTAACCTTCACGGGATCAGGGTAGATCCAGTCTCGATAATCATATAAGGAAGCCGCGGTGCTGAAAATATTTGTGGGCAAATAGTTTTCTGTCGGTGGTCGCATGCCTTTCAAAGCTTCCTGCATATCCAAACTAGCAGAGATAGGAAGTATAACTCCATCCCTTATTTGAGAGTCGTCAAATCCTAACAATCTCGTCGTAATCGTGGGCCAGAATCCCAAGTTCGTTGGAATACTACCGACCATGTCGACATTGTCTTCGTACCAATGATCACCAAGAGAGACTTCTTTGAAGTTGTATTTGCTGATGATCTGGTCAGCATTTCTGAATAGGTTGAAATTTCCACTTTCTAGGTTGGCTTTCGTACCATGTGGTTCGAACGGTGCATCGATAGATGTGAACGCTATTACCTTTCTGATCGTCAGGGGTTCTATAATTCCGTCGAACCCATGTTCGTTTGTATTGACAGCAGAATCTATGACGACGGGCTGGTTAGAGTAATAGTCCGTCAAATAGAGCACAGGATTGAACTTAGCGATCTCTTCGAAGTATCTCTGATTCGGAAAAATCTCATCGTCTCTTTGCCCGTATTGGTTCAAGTCAACAACATGCCCTGGCATACCCGACCAGATTTTTGCGATTCCCTGTTGAAAATGTTTGTCCTGCGTCAGTTCGATTCCTTGACGAAAAGGATCGACTGCTGACGTGTTCATGCTGTTAGAAACATATGTCCTAACAGGAGTGTCGAGAGGATTTTTTCCTTCTAGAAACGGAATAGTAGTCATGTTAGTGTTTCACGATTGTTCCGAAAATCTCCTGTAGCAATAAGACATTTGTAATCGAATGTCTGTCGTTCGCTCCCACGTAGATGTCAGAGTGAAAGTATTCTTTTTTGTGACGTTCTAGCATGTGAGATTCGATGATGAAGTTACTTCCCAGGTATTTTGTCTTACGAGGAACGATGTTTTCGATAAATGAACTGATAGATGCATCGAACCATCTGTACATATCGAAGAATTTGTTCAGATTGATCTTTTCAGTCAACCTATTGAAATAGACCGTTCTGATCGCTTCGAGGTCAGGATAGTCGGTACCGAAAGCAAGGTTTGGTGACCCTAGAGCGTTGTCGATAGCATCCAAAGTGGAAAAGATATTGATGATATCCTTGTTCAGAGAATCTATCAGAGAGAATTCTATAGAAAATCTTGAATCGTCCATGGGAGCTTCGCTTGGATCTATTTGGTAAACGGGTGAAACTTGCGCCCAGGGCGTTTCTAGAACTTTGTTGTACGACTGGTATCCTCTGATTCGAATCTTTTCATTCGTGATTCCATCATCGAAGTTCGGAGAAATAAAGTCGTAGTTCCAGATGACTGGAGAGAAAATTTGTTTATTCACCGGAAAACTTGTTGCTGTCATGTGACGATTATTCTGAGAATAGTCTTGCAGAAGTATTTCTCCAGTTGCATTAGTCGTTCGACCCTGCTGGTCCATCGAGATGTCATTTCTCAATCGACTGAACGAACCCGTAGGAGTGATTGCGAAATTAAAGTTTGCTGAGGGATCTTGGACTCCAAATGATTTCGGATTTTTGATGTGCTCATTCCATTCAACGTTGGACACATTCTTAGACCAAAATCTCATCTGAGCTACTTGCCCGTTGAAGTGTGTCGATCTAACTTCTGATGGTATCGTAGCGTCGGATGTGTTGAGATAAACGTATGCTGCGGCGTTAGTTCCCAAAGGAAGAGAAGCTGATCCGATTGCGAGGAATGTTCCCGATGCGTTATACGAACCTGTGATTGTGCAAAGAGCACTCGCAGCAGGATTAAATCCTCCTTGTAGTTCTTTGAAGTACGTTTGAGTAACGTAAGATGTTATTTGCCCGACGTTGTGTTTGGCAGCTCGAAGGTAATACGAAGATGACAACGACTGGGCTTCATCGTTTCGGCTCATTCCGAATGACACGTTCCAGTTTTCTCCATCGAAGATATTAGACCCTGTTAGTTGCATCGTTAGAAGAGGCACACCTGTAATGCTGGGTTGGAATCCAGTGCGACCGTACAGGACGATGCGAGTGTTCGCTGCGGTCGTTCCGCTGATAGCTAGCAAATTGAAGATGACGCCAGGGAGTGCAGAGGCCAATGCACCTGTCGTCTGAAGACGAACTAAGCTCTGGGTCGCGGGGGTCGGTCTACCTTGCGGAAAACGATAGAGTCCTTCGTAAGACCATGACCCAGATGTCCAAAGACCATCGTTCACGTTGGCAGAAATACCATGGGGAGGGAAAACAGATTTGAACGTATGCGTCACTCGCGACTCTGGAAATCCAGTTTCTAACTTAGAAGAACTGAAGAATCCCTGGGTTTGCACGTATCCTCCAGATACGAAGTCAAGCATTTTTCCGATTTCGCTTTTTGATTCTCTAGAGAATGAAAGGTTACGACGTGTCGGTCCTCCATACTCTTTGATTCTGAAGCTGTTGTCTGGATCGAATCCCATGGATCGAAGGAACGAACGAACGCTGTGTTGCGTTCCTTTTGACTTGATGATCTCGTTCAAGTTGACAAGGACACGACGAAGGATTTGATTCTGAATGTACTGGAGAGAGTTCCTATCTGTGCTAATCGCCGGTCTCAGATTTTCTGCATCGATGAACTGTTCTATCGTAGAATCTACGAAGAACGACGGGATTTTGACTCCCCACTTTTGAAATAACAACGGGAGAAAATGGTCGGCTGCACTCTTGTTCGGATCGTAATCGACATCTTCTGATTTAGCGAATGCATCGATGTAGAGTTTCATCTCATCGAAGAACTTACCCCAAACGTAGAGCATAGAAAGAAGCAGTTGGGTCTGGCCGAGCTTACCCTTTCCAGGGATGTTAGTTCCTCCGTACGCGTTGGAAATTGGACCCATGTCGCTATCCAACCCTGCGTGCTCTCGACCTTGCATGATGTAGTGAGCTGGCAGCAGTTTGGTTATGAGATTTGGATTGATAGAATCGTAGATGCTCGCAGAGTTGAGTAAGCTCGTGTTCAAATTCACGACGTCGGGATGCCCTGGAAAGAGAATTGGGCAGAGAGTAATTTTCTCGTAAGTCATCGGTACGGAAAGACTGCCTGTCGATCGAAGCCCTTGAGTAAAGTTCGTCACAAAAGAATGAAGGGATTTACCAGAGCTATCGAGAACGATTCCATTGATAGAGTCGGCTTCGCTGGCACCGAACGAACCGGTGGGCTCGTTGAATTTGTAGTACAACTTCAGATCGTCTGTTGGGAAGATGCTCTTGTAGGCGTTCTTTGTAAGTTGTTCTGACGTTCTTGCAGAATGAAAAAAGCGAAATTCGTCCATCGCTCCTGAGAGAATTTCTTTTGGAAGGAATGTTTGAGTTCCAATTCTGAATTGTGATCCGCTTCCGATAGTTAGCGGAGCAGAATCCATGGCGATCCTATTTATGTCATTCGCAGAAGATACAGAAATTGGGCTTCCGTTCTTGTAAAGAGTCAGGTAGTTTGTTCCGTCGTTCTTGTTATAGACGAAAGCAACGTGATGGAATCTACCTTTTTCGAACGATGCGCTGGTGGATGTTGTCGCTGAACCTGAAGTAACACACATCCCGACGAGAGCGGACGTCACGTTCGTAGACTGGGTCAGGAATGACGTTATGCCGTCGCTTCCAACTATCTTTTGAAAGACAACTTGGACATCATTCGTGACTGTTGGAATGTAGAGCTGGAACTCGACTGTGAAAGAACTGTCAGGAGCTAGGACCGATTGTCCGCTTCTCGTTTTTGAAATTTCTGGAAACAATCCTCCGGTGTAGTCTTTGACGACGATGTAGCTGCTGCTGAAGAAGAGAAATCCGTTGTTCTTGGGAAAACGATCGTAGATGTACTTTTCGAAACCAGTCATCTTTTCGAAGAAACTCTCAACTTCGCTTCTTGTTCCGTCGAACGGAAAGAAATTGATCATCTTGTCGAATGCAACGTTGGTATTGACTTCTGCAGAGTTAAAGAACGTGTGGTTTTCGAAGCGACTCCAATCGACATTCAGCTGCTGCGTCGATTTGAGACCTTGGGAAGGCGGGTCGTATGCGAATGATGAGGTCGAATTCGAATTCGTGTCAGAGAAATCCGATCCACGCATGGTAACGCTTCGACCGTTTTTAACGATGTCGATCAAGTCTCCCTGATCGACATTTGTCGGGATGAGTGGATTGCGAAACGTCATTGGCTAACTTTCAAGCACCTGCTGTGAGAACTCTAAATGCCGGACCGACATTCCTGTAGATGGTTTCTTTAGAACCTTCCACAAGCATTATGTCTACAACGTAAGCTCGACCATCAAGTAAAGATGTCATCCAGATGTCGAAGTACATCCCCTCACTATCCGATGACAACTTGGTAGACGAGTAGATTCGATCGAAAGGTACAAGAACGGTATTGGTGATCGCATCTCTAACTGAGTAGAAGACATTTTCTAGAACCACCGAAGGTGTTTCGAGAGGTGTTTTGACCAATTTAAACATCGGAGATGAATAGTCAAATATAAACAATCGCATGCGAGCAATGTCAGTGATTGTGTACTCTTCTGCCATGTTCGTGATGTTGATATTGTAACGTTTGGGCGTGGCCGGACCCGTTGTTCCGAAATTCGGATAGACCGTGAGAGATCCACTGAAGTACGGAACTTGTCTATCCGTTGACGTCCAAACCTGCTGAAACATTATCGATCCAGATTGCTGAAGTTTTGTGCGAAGAAATGGATCGTTTGACGACAGCGCGAAAGTCGAAGAATAGATGCCAGTGACGTTGCTAGATCCAATTCTGTGCTGAGAAGCGGACGCATGTGTTTCGTACCGGATGAATCCATTGCTGGTAGAAACGGGCGTTGTCAACTTCACAAGCATACTATTCTGCCCCGTTAGGGCAGTATTCGACGATCCAGAGACGAAATTTCTCAACTCTCCTCTAACGTAGTTGTAGAGAACGAGAGTTCCAGTCACATCGAACAAGAAGTTAGATTCATGGCTGTTGATAGCATCGTTGTACCTCATTATCAGCTGAGGTCTGATGTAAGGATTGCTCGCATTCGAAGACCCGAAACGTTTGACGAACTTCGTTGCCAACGCATTTTCGTCTGTTTCGCTGAAGGAAACTCTGAATCCTTTGTCGGGAATTAGCCCTGCCAGCGTGGCAGAAACAATTCTTGTGACATCCACGCTCAAATTTTCATCTCCAACCACGAAGGACTGGCTCACTGTCAAGCTGACAGTCCCTGCTCCGAGATCAGCGGTCGAGATCACGTCGATGCTGGAATTTCCCAGAGCTCCCTTAGCATTCGCTCCGCTAAGAAACCATACGCTGGGTGTAGATCCATCAAAAGTTGCTGTGATGAAGTTCGAAGCATCTGAATCTTGAAAGAAGATAACATCCCTTCCGATACCTTCTTGAAAGGATCGAGACAAAGGGTACACTTGCAGGCTAAAATTGTCCGGAGTGGACTGTCCACCGTAGACATCGAACATCTTCAACGTGCAGTTGAAAGTCGGATTTGTGATGTCAAACTTGCCCGCAGCGTAATCTGCGTGTAGATCAGTCAGGTCGAACTTGATAAGAGCTCGAGAAAGTTCGTGATTAGGAACTGAACCTGAGAAGGTTATTCCATAGAGAACGAACAGATCGATGCTCGCAGCTAATCCTACGTTGGCCGTAGTTTTGTGCAGGCGTTTGACGATCTTGTCAGTGATGTACGTGTCGCTACTTGGTTTGAAGATTCGATACAATGTTCTGCCTCGGGGACTTCTCTAAGTAAGTACCCGATACTGAACCGAAGCTCAAACTGCTTTTCCCACAATATCGTTCTCGGGAAACCGGAGTTCGAAGATGGCTCCCGGAGATGGAACGACCATTCCGCGGGTGGTGTTCGAATCTATGTCGAAGAAAGCATCGCTGTAAACCCTGTTCCCGACAGCTCCGAAGACGTTATCAATCTTCAGCTTGTTGACGGACAGGACACCGATGCTGTTGTAGATGATGTTATGCAGGTCAGAAAGGATGAGAGGTTGGTCAATCTGGAAGTTCTTGATGTTGAAGTACTTCTGGATCTTCTGGATGACATTCTGAAGCACGATCTTCTTGTTCATCGAGTTATCGACGGTAGTTTCGAAGATAACTCGAACATTGATGACCTGAGCATCGACGATGTCGATAGCATCGGAGATCATTCTGTAGTCGTTCAGATACTTGCGAAGGTTATCCTTCAAAGCATCTGGAGCAACGATCAGGTTAGAATTTTCATCTCTGCTGATGATGTACAGGATAGATGCTAACGGATTGTTAGCATTCTGCCTGGTAGCAGCCCTGAACACCCTGCCGAAGTTCGCGGGCATCAAATAGATACGAGAGATGAGGTCAGGTTTGGTGACGATTCGACTTTGGGAATTTCTGGCATTCGGAATGAGGGTCTTGAGTTCATCGATATCAGGGGGATCTTCTCCGCCGGAAGCTCTCTTGACATTCTTGGTCTCAGCAGACGAACGAACTCTTGCTGCGACATCCGAAGTTACGTTCGATGGGAAAGTCATGGCCATAGCCTTGACATTTCTTATGGTTCCGGGCTCGGCATTGTGGTTCAGACCTCCTCCATACCTGTAGCTAATGGTCAAGGTTACGTTGGACGAAGCTACACCCAGGGTCCTTGTGGTGATGAGTTGCTGCGGATCGATGCTAATCCTAGAGAATGTCGTTCTTCCGTACAACGGTAGAGCGAATTCACTCGGATCAGGAATGACATCATCCTCTATCGTCTCAGCCGATCCTCCTCCGAATACAAGAGTCGTAGTTCGGTTGTCGAGGTTCGTGGCCTTCGTGTATCTGTAGGGAGCTGGTTTAAGTTCGAGCAGTTCAGGAACCAGATCAGAGTCATTACCCACATTCGGACGTCTGGAGTAAACTGTGTCCTGCGACAGACTTCCGACCTCGTAGTAACTGTTTCCCAAGGAATCGTAGACCGATTGGATCTCTGTGACATTCGGGCTGGACAACGTGATTTCCCTAAAGGCGACGAACGAACCAATCGTGAAGCTTTCTTGGGTCTGCCTTCCCGAAATACAGATGCTCGTACCCTTGAGGATGAAGCTTTTGGGAGTTCCGTCCGTTGAAGCATCTCCCACCTGGATATCGCACTTCAAGTTGCCGTCGACATCTTGTAGAGTGTAATCGATCCTGTCTAAAAGAAGGTATTCGATACCGCCATCAGAAGTGACGATCGTTCCAGCATCGATGATCGGAATGGCAGAGGAATCTGGAATGCTCACTCCGTTGACCGATACAGCAGGAACTTCCACGAAGAACGATTGCATAACCACGGCTGGCGATGCACCGGTGATCTCAACTCCTGCACGCCGAAGCAACCGTTCGATGTTGTCAGTTTCCACAGCGAGATTCGGATCCATCTCTGTGAATTGATGATCTAGGTAGAATGACATGACGTCGCCAACATAGGCTGCCATATCCACCATCAGACCTCCAAGGCTCGATTCAGAGAAGTCGTTATTCACGTTCTCTCCGTAGAATGTCCGAGCGTATTCGATCAGATCAGCTCGAAGCCCGTCAAAATCCTTATTGAGGTATTGCCTTTGTCGTACAGCTTTGAGCGCATCGTTTTTTGTGCTAGACGCCATGATATTCTTTCTGTTTCAACTTAGCTTTGCTCAGCTTTTGTCGATGCTCTGGTGTACAGACATACGGAGTTTTGGGATCGAAATGATCTCCTTCGTACCTCCAAACAGATTTTCCAGCAGACTTAATTACCCGACGGCAACAGAGACTAATCGAGCTTATTCCTGTTTGATGAATAGTTTCACTGATAGAAGGAAACTTTGCGATCTCTTTTCCGTTCAAATCATATTGAACAACACGCTTGTTGACTTTACGAACTCGCATCTTCATGCGAGTTTCTTCCGACTTCGGTATACCGGCCATCTTTTGGCTAATCTGTCGTTTAGTCTTCTCGTCATGAAGCCTCCCGCAGACACCATCCCCACCCTCGGTGAAATTCGCTCCCCACTGACCTTTGACATCTCCACGAGTCTTGAATTCTGCGATCAACTTCTTTTCTATCTGTAGAGCTTCAACTTCAGAATCGGTGGAGAATACTACCTCTCTGCGTTGCCCGTAAGCTTTAGAGATAGCACGATGCCGTTTGTTTCGACGAATAAACTTCACCCTCCCAGCATCTCCCTTGCCAACGTAGAACCGTCTAGGGATCTGTTCAAGAGTCCAATCTATGTAGACGTAAAATAGCATCAGGAGACGTAGAGAATTATGTCGACAGCTTGGTCAGAAACGTTTAAAATGGGAAGATCGTAGGTTATAGAGAATTTGACAACACCAGTTTTGTCTATTTCTTCTAACTCGTTTGACATTTCAAATCCTTTGAGGGAAACGTACGGCATCCATTTTTCAATAGCTCGTTTGATCCTGAGCATGACTTCGGACTCAAAATCCTCTTTAGCCGTGATTTCGAAGGTTAGTTCTCGCAAATTAGCACCGTAATCGTACAGTCCGAGACGTTCGCCATGGTTCGTCTCAATGAGATTTCTGATGTTGTCGTTCACTTGGTCTGGGATGTCGTAATGCATGGCAAAGACTCCATCCACTTCGACGATACCTGCTCGAACGGGAGTTCTAATACCGATAGGGATCGGAGACGAATCCAGATTTTCATTCTGAATCGTTGCCGTGGTTTTACCGACGCTTTTGAAGGAAATTACAGCCATGTCATGACAGTCCTAGAACTGTTCCTGCTGCTTTAACTAGCTGACCTGTTCCCAATATGACGCCTATCATGTCGCAAACCAGCATTGAAACCATGTTCTGCAGAATGACAATTATCGTAGCGACGAGCAGCTTAGGAAGGATGACCAAAAGCCCGAGATTTTCTAGAAGCTTGAGAAAGAGATCCAGCACGATCGATCCGATCTTCAAAAAGAGATCGGGTGGTGACGGTGGCATGCTGATCAACTTGATCACAAGACTGGGTTTCAGAACCTCTAGAGGAATGCTTAGGATTCCCGTGAACAGGTCCGGGAATATGAGGAAGTTGAAATCTGGGATGGGTGGGATAGGAACAGCGGGAGGAATGGGAGGCGCTTTGAAGAGCTTCGGAAGTTTCAAAGCAAGGTCCACGAGTTTCGGAACTCCAACCTTGTACTTGATATCGAATGCGGTCTGAAGTTTAGGGTCTAACAATGCCGCATTCAGTTCTATCAAGAACTGGGGTATCTTGACCTCCACGTCAAAAAATGCCGTTGGATCGAACAGAGGGGGAGCGTTGAGGTTCCCGTCCATGTTCAACATTTTTACTATGGGTTCGTAAAGATTGGTCACTATGATCTTTTGATACGCTTTCTCCGGATCGATTATCACAGGAGTCATCATAAGAGCCAACGGAGATGGTTCGAACCAGAATAGGTCCCCAAGCGGGTCTAGAGGATTCAACAGCAGCTTGTCCGGATCCACCAGCTTCGGTCCTGGCATGGGCGGAAATGGAAATCCGAGGAGGGACGATATCTTGGGACCCTTACCGTCCCTGTTTCCTCCGGCGAGAAGGAGAAGTACTTGCGCTGTGAATGCATTCCGAGCATCGTCAGTCAACTTCCCGTCGTCGTCGACCATTCCGATGCCCTTGGGTCCGAGGATTGGCGAATTGAAGGACATTGTTAGTCGTTCCTCGCAAAATTCTCAAATTCGAGATCAGTTATTCTCTCGAGGATAAATCCACGTTCTCTAAACCATTGATCCTTCCTTCGGTCTCTTGCTACTTGTTCATTGATTGCTTTCGACTGGACAGATGATGAATCTGTGATTGTATGCCAATAAACGCCATCAAATTCAACGAACCTATCAAGATTTTTGATGTAAAAATCAATCGTCCAACCATTGATAGCGACCCAACGAAGAACATTTTCTTCTGAAAATTCTTCGACCAAACGTTCGTAGAAACGGTCTTCATGTCTAGAGCTTCGTTGCACTCCGTTCAGAGTTCGACTTTTACTGGCTTTTTGTGCTACTTCTTTCCATGGGAATACTTCTTTCACATGGGGAATTTTCATAGGATTATCTACACCATATCTTGTCAAACACGTTTCAACTTTTCTTTGTTTGACAAAATCTGATTTGGAAGGATTCGTCACCTCCAGATTTTGGAGACACGTTTTGATCTGTTTTTCTTTGATCTTGGGGCTTTGTAAACAGTACTCGACTCCATAGTTCTTGAAAGTTGTTGCTCGTATTTTTTCTAATGTTTCAGGAACCTTTGAAGGGTTGCCGACACCCATGTTTTCTTGAAACACTTTTCTTTTTAGTTCGTCAAGCGTTCCACCCAATTGCTGCGATGAATTTTGACACGCGACTGAACAAAACGTCATTTTAGATTTGTTATAAGAAGCGCTTATTGTAAAGGGTTTTGTGTAATTTTGACAGCATTCATCACATTCTAGGTGAGCCGTTCTTTGGGTAGATCTCCGGCTTCTTGTCCAATAAGAATGATGTATTTCGACGAACAAGAAGCTCACGCTTTTATTAGTACTTTCGTCGAAAACGTTCCGTTTGCCCCACCAGAGCCCACTGTACTTCCAATCGTACTTACGATCGGCGGAGCTGATACAGTCCCGCCTGCGGGAGCTGCCAACGGTGTACACAGAATAGCGGCGCTGGCGTCTTCTCCGCCTAATTTAACGTATCCACTCGTCGAAGGAATGAAGATTATGTTACCATCCTTTATGACGATACCTGCACAGTCGCTTTCTGGAGTATCTTTCGTCGGTTGGAGCAAGTACTTGATGGACTTCCTCGCAATGATACGGACGTGATCAACCTTGATGACCGCGTACGGTCCAGCAGGATCTTTCGAAATGCCCTTGAGTTGAACGTTGAAATTCTCGTCCGCATCGGACTTCATCGAAATGTAGATTCTTCCGAGGTCGAACTCTAGGTCAGGGTTTCCTTCGTCCACATTTTCGTTCGTAACGTCCTTCTTAGTCTCGGTGTTTCCGATGCTGTTTTTGACAGTTTCGGGAGCCGTCTTGGGATTTTGACCCCTTCCGACGACGATATCGATGGATCCAGACTTTCCGACCTGGTCCGCCTTCGGCTTTTGCTTTGCCACCTTTCCCCTGTCTGCGTCATCTTCAGACTCTGCCGGAGAGCCCGTTCGGTCGGTTCCAAGCACGATCAACGTGTTATTCGAACCCTGGACAGCGAAGTCTCCTGGACGCTTCTTGTACCGGGGAACGTCTTCCATGTCAGATATTTTTCCGGCATCGGATTTCTTGATCATTTTTTCGTAGACATCTACGTCTCCGTCTGAAGAGGCTGTAGTGGCGATACTCTTGACTTCTGATCCCTTTTCGACCAGTGCACCGTTGGCAAAACTCGGAACCTTCGTGGTCTTGCCCTCGAATTTGTCGATGGTGCTTACGGTCGATGCGACATGGTGTTTTCGATCCGCGTGGGTATGATTTGTATCTTCGATGCTCCGAGGTTCGTGGATTCGGGTGATCCAAAATCCGTAATCTTTGGCTTTCCCAGGTTCGTAGAACACCCATACGTGTTCACCAGCCTTCACAGGCATCATCAAATGGCTGGAAAAGAAGGGGAAAAAGTACTGGCTTCCTGATTCTGTTCCAGAAGAAGAGTCGATAACACGCTTTCCGATGATAGTATTTGGAGGAGCTGTCTTGAGGAAATGGTCATTCTGCAGTCCGTACTGCTTGATGAGAGAGTCTAGTCTCTTGTCGTCTAGCATTGCAGGGTCAAAAATAACTTCTTCGACGACCACCCTTTGGAATACTCTCTCTCCTCCATCAGAGTTGAGTTGTCCCATGAGGATACCGGCCATCGCCGAGGTAGATTTTCCCTCAGCGGCAGCGGCTACACCGAGGGTTCCTGCCTGCTTCGTGCTCATTTCTTGGACTTACCTGTCGATTTCGGGGCAGAGGCTGAAATCTTGTTGAAGATGTCGTTCGTGTCTATGGAAGAATTTTCCATCGATTGGGCTTCTGCGACCAATTCAGCGAGCCTGATTATTTGGTCGTTTGATCTGCTGACTCGCTCGATGTACTTCGCCAAAATTGGACCGTGAATAGCGTGCTGAGCAGATTGACCTATAACACCTGTCAATAAGTCATTGTAGAGAACGTAAGCTGCTCGACGATCGGTAATAGCGTTGTAGTAAATTTCTTTCCAGAGGCTCTTTTTTTGCTCTGGAAGACTATCGAGTGTATCTAGCAAATCAGAAAAGTTAGTAATTCCTTCATCTAGACGCTCTACGTGCTCTCGGAACTGTGCCAGCTCCGGGATTTCTGGTTCGTTTGCCATAGAAATAAGTACCGAAAACTTTCACTCGTCGATGACGATGAGCAGCTTGTAGTTCTTCTTCATAACCTGCAAGGTAGAAGTCAATTGCTTGCTAGACAATCCAGATAGCTCACGAATGTAGAGCATGATGGCATTCTTGTTGAAGAAATCTAACTGATTCACGTTTTCGAAAACGTGAATGATGGACTCGATGCACACCTTTTCGTTTTCATTTTTGACCATCTTTTGGATATCGTACAAGGTCTTCATGACCTTGGCCTTCTGCTGATCGTTTTCGATAGCAGCATCCTGCGGAGGCAAATGTTGGTGGCTTTCGATAGCTTCTAGATCTCCCTGAGAAAGTGTTTCTTGATCATCCATGCTAATGTAACGCTTGATCCTGACGGACTTCTGCTTAGTTCGAATGATCAACCAGTTCTTTGCTACGACGTTGAAGTACGAAAAGGCATTCGTCCCTCTGGTCGAGTCGAATTTCGAGAGAGTTTCAAACAAGAAGTTGACGCAATCGCTCTTGAGATCATCGAACGAATCGTAAATGTCGGTGAACTTGTGGATGTTGATCAAGTTCTCTACGAGCTTCTGAAAAGCAGGGAGAACTTTCTCGACGTAGAGCTTGTCCTTCTCTTCCTTGACAGTGCTCTTCTGAATGTCAACTATCGCTTCTTGCGTTTTCTCTGTGAAGTACTTTCGAAGGTTGCGGGCCTCTTCGCTTCCGCCTTTTCTACGGATTCTTCTCTTCACCGGCGGTGCTGTCGGTTGTTCGGTGCTCATCTAACTGTTTCCATCCATCGACCATTTTATTGGCAACGACAAGAACAGCCCTCTTCGCCATCTTCAGTGCTTCGATCACATCCTGTACGAATGGGTCGTCACTGCCGACGGGGAAATTGAGTACTCTTCCGATCCTGGCGTGTGCGTTGTTGAGTTCTTCCATGCATTCTGCAATGTTGTCTTCCATTTTGAAGACAGTTTTACCCAACTTATAGTTGAAGTACCCAGATACTCCCAGAAGAGCCGTTAATACGATGATGATCATTACGCATGCTATCATCGCTTAAAAACTCCTTCAAAAAGTTCGTCGTACTTCTTCTCAATCACCTTTTGCGAATGAGTTTCGATCAGATTTCCTTGGAGATCTCTAGCCCAGTCTTTGGGAATGGAAGAGCTATCCTTGAACTTCTTGATCTTCTTCTTGAAGTCGGATTCGTTTGGGCGAGCCCACCTTGCACCTTCAACAAAAATTCTTCCGTCCACTCTTTCAGGAGGGACGTTAACGAGGTCGTAATCTACGATGATCGTCTTACCTTGGGACAGGAACTCCGTGTGGCCGGACCATCCTGTCGAAATCATGGGAAGCCCGCAAACTGCGGCTTCGAGGATCGGTAACCCAAATCCTTCTCCTCTGGTCAGAGCAACAAATGCCTTGACAGAAGGATGCCGGTACAGAGATGCCATCTCTTCATCGGTCATCATTCCATGGATCAAATGGAATTTCGGGAACAGCGTCGGTCTAACTTCTCTGGCGATCTGCGAGAGAATGTTGAGGACGTTGTGTCGATCGATGTTCGTGTGCTTTCCCAAATTGGTCTTCACGATAATACCAACTTCCTTATCATTCGGAAATGTTTCGCAAATCCACTTGAGAGAATTCAGGATGTTCTTTCTCTCCGAATCAGGAGTCGTCGCTGTCAATTGACCAACGATCAAAAAATTGAACGTTGTGTCGAATGTGAGATTCAGATCTGGAAGAGTCGTGTGATCTTTAACGTACGCTTCACCAAAAGCTTCAGGAACGACGAAATTGGGAACTGAGATTTTCCCTACATTCGTGATCGATTTCCTTGAATGTTCCGACGGGAACACGACACCATTCATCTTGTTGCAGGCAACGACCCACTCTGGGTTAGCTCGATCTGTCTCGATGCTCGCTGTGATTCCGATGTTGTAGTTCGCCAGACTAACGTCCCATTCGTTGGGGAGTTGAATCTGGATCGAAACGTCGTACTTCGTTCCGGGTTCTTTCGTTCGTTCGATGATCTTCCCGATCAGATTGTTTTCTGACTCTGGATTGACGATCCAAGGAGTTTGACCCCAAGGAAGAACCTGGAACGTGATGTCGAGATCCCAATCCTTTTCTCGATCGATTATCCACCTTGCAACCTGGCGACAATGGACTCCGTAGCCCGAACTCGAAAGGAACGGACCTCGCATCAAAATGCGTGTTTTCATATCGTCACCTTTTCCCAACGCTTGTACCGACTCTTCCAATTCTTGATGCAGTCTTCGAGAGATTCATCCCATGTTTTCGTGATGGTATCAAGATTGAATTCGAAACTGGCGTACTCCATCGCCTTCTTGCCAAGTTCCTTCCGCTTGTCAGGTCCCATTTCGTACATGGTCATGAGAGCCTTGACGACGGTTTCGTTCGTGACGAAATTATCCATGATGTACGGAACAGCCTGGGATCCATTCATGCTGCTGAGCTCGACTGGCAGGGCGATTCCGTTTTCAGAACCATCTCTCCAATCCACGACCTGTCGAGTGAGGCCCCCGGTCTTTAGGGCAATGACTGGCTTCCCGCACATCATAGCCTCTAGAACCGGCAGTCCGAACCCCTCTGCGCTGCTTCTATTGATCAGAGTATCGCAAGCGTTGTAGAGCCGTGCCATGTCTCCGAAGTTCACCTTATCATTGGAGAACAGCACTTCTTTTCGTACGTTGAACAGATCTAAGACCTGGAACATGTTCGGTCCTTCAACGTCGAAGGGATCGCAGTGCATGACTAGCAGGGCATTTCGATGACCGTGCTTCTTTTCTAACTCATCTAAGAAGAGCTTCCAGGCCCAAACCACGTCCCCTGGCTTCTTTCTGGGAGCGTTGCGAGCTACCCACAGAACGATGAGAGTATCATCTGGACGATCCTGAAGAAGGAGTTTCCTATCGGATTTGATCACATCATCAGGTAGGGGATGAAAAAGATCGCTGGGAACTCCGTGGGGCGCCCAATTCACCTTTTCAGGGTACAAGGGCTTGAGAAAGTCGTGGGTGGGACGATTGATGCAGTTTATCAGATCTGTCGAATCGTACAAAAGCTTGTTGTAGATAGGCGGAAATTCGCAGTCGTCCCAAAGGTGCCAGTAAACTAGAGGGCACACCTGGTGGATTTCGTCCTCCATCTCCCAAAAGTGGATGAAAAACCTAGGATCATTGAAGATCATCACGGCATCTGGCTTTTCCATCGCCAGAGCGACTCTGATCATTTCGGGAGTTCCGAAGCCATCGATTGGTTTGATGATGAAATCTTCATGCGGCTGCATGTTGCTGTAATCGCTATGCCTAATGGCTGCACCGAACTGCCGGAAGGTGTACTTTCCTGTATCGATAAGCTTCATAGCGAGGTATCTGCTTTGGGTCCCAACTCCAGAAGTCGAGAGCGCGTGATCAGAAAACATAAGGATTTTATACTTTTGCGCCACTTTCACTCATGCTCCATCGAAGAAAATCTAGCACGCTTTCCTGCTGCGAGTGCCAGTCTGATTCCCAGACTATGATCACTCTGTACCCACGTTCTTCTAACCATCGTTTTCTCTCTGAGTCCCGCTCTCGAATCTGTTTGGCTGTCTGGTGTTTTTTGGCATTGTAGAAATCGTCTGCGTACTTCGCAGGATTCATGTGCCAATAGTCACCGTAGAATTCTACTAGGATCTTTTGGGCTTTTACCTGTACGTCAGCATAATATCTCGACTCGATCAATTGTTCGTACTCAAGATCGTCACGGACGTACAATTTTAGAGTGTCGTAGAACTTCTTCGCGATAGATGACTCGTTACCCTGTTGTTTGACAAGAAAGGCATTTGGAACTCCGTAGTTCTTCATCCATGTGTCGCGCTGTTTCTGTTTGGATTCTTCCGTTGCAACTGTTCCAGTTGACGGAGCACCATAAAATTTCCACAGCCAGCTCATGTACTCACCACGACAAGTTGGGCTACACGTTTTTCGACGATCTTCTAAGATGTGAACCAACTTCACATAGAACGATCCTTGCCCACAAACGACGCAAGAAACATGAAGTCCTTTCTTCGGGTTCTTCCTCAGTCTCCATTCTTCACAAGACCCGTTCGCAATGTAGAACTTCCCTGCACAGCTTCTATCGCAAAAATTCCCCGTTTTGAACTTGTTCCTCATGTGCTTCTTCGAACAATGAGGACAGATCCGTTCTGTCATGTTTTGAGGAGCTTCACTCTTTGCCCTACAATATTCCTTCCTATGAACGTAGAAGCACTCTTCTGAGCAGAACTTGGCTCCTCTTCTAGAATGTCTTTTCCCGCACCTAGAGCAATTCTTCAACCGTACTTATTGTACGAAAATGCGTATCTCGTTGCAAGAACTTAGGCTAGTCGTACGCAAGGCATTGGTCGAAGCACCTTTGGTCGTTAGAGAGCCTGTCACTCCAGAACAGAAACTGTCTATGATCGAACTGATCAAATGGGCCTCTGGAAAGATGCAAGTGCCCTCAGAAGTTGTCCATGCTGCAGTTGCAAAGGCCACATCCCAGGATGATTGGTCGGACATCACCGAGCTCCTACGGGACTACTACGTCATGAAGGGCATCAAATTTCAGCAAGCAGAAGCAAAAGAATTCACCGACGACGAGATCAATGAACTCGGCGCCGAGTTTTTCAACGACGGCGACGGTTTGCTAGAAAATGAAAAAAAACCCTCCGATCCTCGGAAGAAGATCGGAAAAGTTGTCAAGTATCTTGATCGTCCCTTTCGTGTTAGGGACGTCGTAACCCGTCCTTCTCCGTACGGCCACATAGAAACGATCTACGTAGGAACGTTCGACGACGAACCAGATTCGGCTGTCTACCATGCACCGTCAGAGAAGGTTTCTAAGGGAGCTCCGATGAGAGCCAAGAAGCCCGAAGACTTCGATCTGCGGCAATTCCTTGAACAGGACATCGAAGCATTCCTTCGTTCCCCAGGACCGGATGGTCAGTCTAACATCCATGCTGTTAGAGCTCGCTGGGCCGAAATCTCTAAAGATCTTTCATGGATGGAGAAGTACATCTTCGAACACAGGTGGCTTTCTGGTCCTGCAGCGAAAACTAACGATCAGATTGCATTAGAACTGGAAACGAAATTGGCCGTCGTAAAGGCTTCCGAAACCCGTGCCTTTCACAAGATCGAAAGAATTATCACAGGAAACGCAAGCTTCTCACATGATCTACAAATCATCAAGATTGCCAGAGCAATGCGCAAAGCAGAACAACCGCTGGCCAAGATCATCGTGTATCTCCAATCGGAACTAGACAACAAACAGTTGATGAATGATCTAGATTTTCTGAGATGATTCTACGGATTTAGGGACAGTCTTCTGTGTCACGGTAGTCGCACCACTTACATGCAGATCTATTCTTGATCTTGATTCCATTTTTCACGGATGAAAGAAAGTTGTCGATCACTACGAGCGATTTGCCTGCAGAGATATCTCCAACAGATACATCGATCTTTTGGCAGTGTTTACCGGGCTTCGCACCCTTGATGAGGACGACAAAAGCACAACGGATGTCCTTCATATCGACCTTGTGTTTTTCAGCCCAGAACTTCTTGTAAAGGGTCAGCTGGAGCTTGCTATCTTCGATCTTGTACCGATCCCAGGGTCTAGAGGCCGTCTTCCAGTCGATGAGCCAATACACCTTCTTACCCCCTTTTCCCGGAACAGAAATGACCGCATCGATGAACCCCTTGAAAGATACATCCGCATGGGATTCTACAAGTTTTTCAAGCCCTTCGAAGAGTTGCTCTTCAGCATCTTCATACTTCCAGTCTGGAAAGTGTTCGTCCAAAAAGGCAGGCACGTCGTTTGCGATAGACGAGACCTTAATCATTTCCTTTTCGACATCGAACTTCACGAACTTTTCATGGTCTGCGTTGTCTACGAGGTATTTTTCGAGGTACTTCTTTCCGATCTCTGTATCGATTTTCTTAGTCTTGAGAAAGTTTTCGATAATGTTGTGGGTCGCTGTGCCCAGAGAAACATGGACATTTGGAACGAACTTGTTGATCTTCTTGACGTATGCGAGGTGGTGACGAAACGAACACTCGCTCCAGTTTTTGATCTCAGAGAATGAAATGTGGGCTTTTCCTGTGGGGAGCATGGGTATGCTAATGAACCTTTCGTACCAATTATAACCTGTCTAGGTTGGTGTTTACCAACTGCCTAGAGAATCGACTACTTATAGACACTGCAATGAAGAAGTCCGTAACGATCCTTGAGTTGAGGCAGCTTGTCAAAAGTATCATCGTAGAGCTCGGACCTGTAGCTACCCAAAGGGCACCATCTACGCATGCGATGCAGCAGGCTCGAACTGAACCTGCGTCCGGTGTTCACAATATCGATCCGTCTGAGAGAGCGCTGGCCCAGGCTAACCTGCAGGGTAACAATCCGAATGCTCAACGAGCTTCTGCAATTGCTAAAATTCTCGCCGACAGAGGAGAAATTCTCGCACCTGAAGCTATTCAAACATGGTTGAAATCGCAAGATCCAGTAGAAACCTTTGGCAAGAGCACGCAAGCATTGGCAGACGAATACTCCCAAGGAGGTACTCCACCGGGTACACCGACGGTGGGTGCTCCCCAGTTCAAGGATACTGATTTTGACCAAGAACAAGCAGAGAAAAAGAAGCAACAGACGATGTTCGACAAGTACTCTACGCCTCTCGAAAAGTTCAAGTGATCAACGGTCTCGGTCTGCTGCTTTCGTTCACGATGAGTTTTCCGGGAGACGTACCCGTAAAACCGTTGAACCGGATTGAAGACATCGGACACGTTCAAAACCTATCTCTAGAACTGAAGACTACAGTGTTCACATTCACAGTCGGAAGTAATCCCATGTTCCATGGGAATGTGATCCTTGATGGTTCTGCTTTGCGGTTCTAAAGAAGATCTGATTGAGCTTTCTTCGTATCTACCGACCATTCGTCTAAGACATCTTTCGTTGCAACAACGACCGTCTTGTCAGTGTTACTTTTTCGAACGAAGTCTAATTTGTTTTTCTGTTCATCATTCCAAAAAGCGCCCTTCACATCGACGAAAACATCCCACATTGGAATGTAGAAATCTGGATAGTATGTGTGTTCGAAACCGTCTTCGCCGATGTATTCCCATCTTCCATGATGTGGAACATATTCTACTTTAAGTTCATCTAAACGTCTTGCAAAAGCAACTTCCCATGTTCCTTGCAATTTGACGAGAGTTTTATCAAATGTCGTATGTTCGTACCATTTACACTTGCCGACAGCTGTGCTGTCGTATTTCCCATCTTTCCAATTTTGTCGTGCAGAAGCAGCCCTAGCAGCACGATAGATTGGATCTGATGTTACATTCGCATGGCGTGTTTTAGACATCTTGGCTGCGACTGCAGAATTCTTCATGGGATTTTTGTCTCCCACGAGAGTTCCATGTTCTTTATGGGTGTCAGAAGTTTTTTGTGCCCATTCTGGATGCGTAGCTTTTGTACGGTAGACCTTCCCGTATGCTGGATTTCTGGGCCCTTTAAAAATAGTCTTTGCTCGAATGTCTGCGCATTGCCTACTACAACAAAATGAAGTAAAAAGAGCAGACGGCTTAGTTCTCTTGAGCACTCTGCAAATTCTACAGACTAAAAAGATTGGACGACGATACGAGCTAAATTTTCGTTTTCTTATCTGTAACAGCGCGACCAACTAACAACTCCCAATCTTTCTCTGGACGAACTTCTAAGTTTTTGTTCCAAGCTCCTGACATGACCTTAGGGTCTATTCCTAGAGATTTAGCAATATTCATCAACGAATTAATGTCTTTTGGAAAACATGAAAGTCCAAAACCTCTTTTGCCATCTGGACCAGGAACTGACCAGTGCGACTTGCCAAGTCTTGGATCAAGAGTAGCGTACTCTACGACTTTATCGTAGTCAATATTCATTCCCTTTACATCTAAAGCTTCACAAATTTGCGATAGTTCGTTTGCTAGTGCCACTTTCGTTGCAAGAAACACATTAGACGTATATTTCACCATCTCAGCAGTAGTGGAGCTGGTCTTGATGATCGGTACCTTAGGAAAGGCTGTCTGGAACACCTGCTTGACAGCATTGATATGGGGCCTGGGGCCCCCCAGAACGATCCTGGACTGATTTCGCATGTCGTCCAAAGCGTTGGCTTCTGTCAGGAATTCGGGGCAGAACACGACACGCAAACCTGTTCCTTCGAATTGCTTGTTCCATTTTTCCGTGCTCCCGGGAGGAACGGTAGACTTGATGACAGCGATGCGTTTTCCAGGAATCGAAGCGAGTTTCGTGAGAACACCTTCGACGATAGACGTATCGCAGCTACCGTCCTCGTACATGGGTGTTGGCACACAGACAAAGTAGACCCCTGAGAAATCCTTTTGGTCATTGCAGAAATGCACCAATTCATCTGTTCCTCCACCGTAGTTTGGAAGCTTTCCTCCCGTGGCGAGTTTTCCCGACTTGTCAGCAACGTAAACGTCGAATCCCTTCTCAGCCATAACAGTTGTTAAGCTTCCGCCGACGAATCCATTTCCGATGCAACCGATTGATTTCTTCATGTTTACTTTAGATGATGTTCATGTCCATAACAGTGACGATAGAAAACGACTTTTTATTGTTTCGAACTCGAGATACTTCAATCTTATTGCGTTCCATCGACATATCTTTGATGACTTTGAATCGATTGGAGAGCATTCCCTCGTACGGAGATGAGTTATTATCTACGCTAAAAGATGGACGATAAAGCACAGAGCATTCGAAGATCGTAAGAACATCTGGTCCACAACGGATGATTTCTGCAGGACTGTCCTTCGTATATTCATGGATTCGATTGCTCGCATCGATGCAAGTTTCAACGAGGCACTCGTACCATTCTCTGACTGTTCCATCAAATGTTGGTCCTTGCGCAAGCGATGAAGCAAGCATGACAGGCTGCCCTGTCATTTTATTGACAAACTTACCAGGACTTCTACTCCAGAAAAAATCGTCGATGTGTTCGGATTCAAGAACTTCCTGAGAGTCGAAGACATTCATTTTGAACTCTACCGACATTCCATTCGAATCAAAAAGGATCTCAGCGTGCATTCCTGCATGCGAAAATAGATCCTTCACACGAGATGTGACGTTGGTCAAGAAATGTGGTTCTGGAACCATGGTCGTTGTGACTGTCGTGACAAGAGGCGATATTAACGGCAAAGCCATGAGCTGATTGCATGCTGTGTTAAAAACTCTGTTCGCTGTCTCGTCAACGTATTTGTCGAATTTCTTCTGGATGAAATCAAATGCCATTTTATAGTCTTCCCATGTAATCGATCTTGAGTCCTGTTTCTTTTTCAAATCTGTGCATCGCAGAGGGCACAATTTGATGCATATCCATGTAACGATACATGGCTAAACGTCCACCGACAATAATTCCATCAGATTCAGCTCGTGCACTATACGCACGCGCGCAAGCATCGTTCTCTTCATTGTTGATCGGGTAGAACGGTGTGTGGTTCCTGTCGTAATCAATGGGATACTCGTAACTAACGACCGTATGGTCCTGCGTTCCGAACTCGAAATGCTTGTGTTCGGTGACTCTCGTGTGCGCTACGTCTGGGTCGTTGTAGTTCACGACTGCGTTTCCCTGGAAGTCGGGAATCTCAAGCCTCTTGTGGTCGAACTGGAGATTTCGGTACGGGAGCTCTCCTTGGTCGTAATCGAATAGCGCGTCGAGTCTACCAGTGTAGATCAACTTTCCGTCCGATTTGAGCATGTTCTCTAAACGAGTCCTCTCTTCGAAAAAATTCACGCCAAGTTGAACTTCGACACCATCTAACATCTGTTCAAAGATGCGGGTGTATCCGCCGATCGGAATTCCCTGGTACGGATCCGTGAAGTAGTTGTCGTCGAACGTCAAACGAATGGGAAGACGTCTGATGATGAAGCTTGGGAGATTCTTTGGATCTGTCTTCCATTGCTTCGCCGTGTAGTGGCGAACGAACAGATCGTAGATCTCTTCTCCGACCTGGGAGAGGCACCACTCCTCGAGATTTTTCGGGTTGGGGATATCAGCCTTGACTTCATCAAGCTTCTTCCTGGCCTCTTCTGGTGTCCTTACGCCCCAGACTTGGTACAAGGTGAGGAGGTTGATTGGGAAGGAATAGATCTTTCCATTCCGCATGACCTTCGGTCGATTCACGAAGTGATTGAACTTCGCGAACTTGTTCATGAAATTCCAAACCCGCTCGTTTGACGTGTGGAAAATGTGGGGTCCTGCGACGTGGACATTGATTCCACCATCATTGTAGGTGTAACAATTTCCTGCGATATGGTTTGCTTTATCGATGACAAGAATTTTCTTGCCAAGTTGTTTCATGTAATAAGTGTAAGTGCTCCCCCAGAGACCTGCACCGACTACCACTAGATCATATTTTCCCACAGAACCATCTCCTTGATGCTTTTCTAAATCGTTTTATCGCGCAATTTCTACTGTATGAAGCAGCTCGCTTGGCTTCCCATTCAGGAGTTTTAGGGTTCTTTCGACCCTTCTTTTTCTTCGAAATTATAGCTTTCGTCTCATCAGAGTGTTGCTTACCGAAGAACGGATTTTTATCACCTTCTAGAGCAATACTAATTTTTTCAGCCCATTCAGGATGTGTTTCTTTTGTACGATATGTTTTTCCGTAGGCATGATTCAACTCTCCAGTCATTGTACCCTGTTTAGTTTCACTGATTTGCTTGCGTGTTTCTTCAGACACAACTCTTCCAGTGTGGAGCTGGGTCATGAATGCTTTCCACTCATCTGTATTCTTAAAGATTGAGTGGAATTCTGAAATTCGCTTGCGTGCATCGTCTGTATGTTTTCTTCCGTAGCTAGGACACAATGGTCCTTTCTTTCCAAACATCGGATTGGCAGGACCTAACATACGAGTTCCGTCACCGCCGTCTGTCATGTTATAGCCAACGTGCCCTTCTCGTAATCCATTCGTCTTGAGACGAGCGATCCAAGATATCTCTGCTAATTTCGCTTCTTGCTCTGTATCATATGTTCCCAAAGTTTCGTGCAACCAAACATCGTCACTTGTTCCATACGAAATTAAAGCATTCAAGAATAACGATTTTCGTTTTCCCCGACTTGCTCGTACATGTTGATTCCAACGTTCATCTATCGTATAAGACGTGAAACCCAGATACGACTTGCCATTGATTTTGTTGGTATGTTTGTAGACAATGAAACGCATGTCATTCCCAGCTGAATTCGAATGTTCCATCTTCAGGATTCAACTTA